CTGGAATAACCCGGGCTCTCAGACTGCCTATGTCGGCTTGGATAACGTATGGATCACCAATAATATCTTTCGTAAGACAGTTGATGATCCGCCTAGATACCATTGGACAGACTACCCTGAGGATCTTATCGAAGTAAAGGAAACTCCCAAGGAAGTCTGGTTTTCCAATAATCCACCCGAGACAGCGCAAGCTCGTATCAAGTTCATCGGTTTTCTGAACGACTCGCAGCTCATCGGTTCGTCCTATGATAACTTCGTATTTTCGGAAGCGTCCTTGTATAAGCCCAATGCTTTCTCGTTCATTCAGCCCATCTGGGACCAGAAGATAGCTTTAGGCAAACCGTTATCTGTGAATATGAATGGTACTCCACGAGGTACAAGGAATGTCTTCTACGAACTCCTGCGAACCTATACCGGGGTCGAGGACCCTGCTGACTTTCCTGGCGAGCACGGTAGATGCTATGTTGACTTCGTTCCAGTCCAGGATGTTCTGGTGCCTGGGCCAGATGGTCAGCTTCGTCCGCTGTATACCGAGGCTGAGCTCGAGGTACTCAAAGACAGGTACCTCCGCCAGTTCGGTAACCTGAACCTATATGAGCAGGAATACGAATGCAAGTTCACCACGGTTAACGCCGGACTTGTATACTTGGGTATACAGCAGTTGATCGAGGAGAAACGGTTTACCCGATTCAACCTGGATACCACCAAGCCTGTTTACTTCGCTTGGGATATCTCTTCTAAGTCCAAGACATCCGACGCTACATCGTGCATAGTGTGGCAGCAGATAGACAACAAGATGTTCATCTATGATATCTTCGAGGAACGATCCAAATCCCTGGTCGAATGCGTATCCGAGATGGCCAGGAAACCTTACTTCCATCTGATCAGATTCGGTGCTCTGCCTTGGGACTCCGATAGAAGCGCAAGCTCCGAGACACCTATCGAGGAAGTGAGGAGGGTGTTTCCTAATATCAATTGGCATCAGTTAGATAAGGAGAGGGTTGACCGTGGAATTGACCTTGTTCGTCGCCAGCTTCCGAATATGTTTATCAATTCTGCGAACTGCGATTATCTCATGGAATGCTTCATGAACTATGAATATCGCAGGCTCGAGAAGAAGGATGACTGGGCGGCTACACCTACCCATAATAAGTACTCCCATTTGATGGACGCGCTTAGATATGCTTGCATGGCCAACAATGAGATCAACTATCTCAAGCTGAATAGCGATGGATCTGACAATTTGGAGCCGACTTTCTATGGAGGCTTCTACGACGATGAAAAACAATCCGGGGGATCTATATGGGTGAAAGATAAAAAGGCACCTCAGGGAGGCTTATATGGCGTCTAACAACGATTTCCTGAGCAGTTTGGAGAGCGGTGGTTGGAGTCTCCTGCAGGAAGAGCAGATCGAGCAGGGCGACTTCATCCATCGAAATGCCCTCCCGTATATCAACGATCCCAAAGCCTGGAAGCAATTCCATAACCCGGTACTCTACGAGACCGAGGTTAGGCTGAGGAACTTCATCGAAGAGATGTCGCATGATAACCAATGGAGGAAGGACAAGTACAAGAGGACGTACACATTCAAGATGTTGTTCGAGCTCTTGTACGGTAGGGAATACGACGGTAGCAAGGGAAAGGATTGCAAGTATGTATACGTACTCACGAAGCTTTTCGCGTACTATTCGACGTCTATCAAAAAAGATTACTATGACCGTGAAAGAGGCAAAGCCCGCAATAAGACGTGCTATGTACTCTCTACGAAGGGCCATGAGAAACCTCCGTACTCGTTGAAGCTGAGGTTGGAATGGCTGGAAGCCAAAGGCGAGCTGCCTAACTTTTCCAACATGAAGCTTCCGAAAGATGATCTGAAACCCGGCCATGCGCGTAATCCTAAGACGGAAGCCAACAAGGAGAGGCGTAGGCAGTTAGCGAGGGAAAGGTACAATGAGTACCAAAGACAGCGAAAGCAAAGAATTACAGAAGAGCAGCAAGCATTATCAGAGGCTGGCAGATGCGACGATGGATCAGTATCTGACGATGATGCTGCTGGAACGGACGATTGGCGAGGTAGCCAGGATGAAGGAGACAGCTAATACTGCCAAGCAATATTGGGCTGCATCTCTTATCGTGGATTCCATAGTCAATAAAGATATCAATCTTATCAATCAGATAGCTACCAGAGTCGACGGTACCGTACCGGCCGAGAGCGAGCGTGATAAGTTCGCTAACCTGGTTGGCGACGCTATCGACGATATCATGGATTACCCGACAGCCGAGCAATGCATTATCAACTCGGATGACTTATGCATACTTGCGTTAGCCAAGGCTATCTTTTTCATCAGCCTGGATAACCCGGGTAACAATATCAGCCGTAGGAGAGACAAGCAAACAGCTGTCGAGATGATCCTGGCTAGAACCGGTGGCCGGAAGACAGCTCCGGTTAGAGAGAAACTTACAACTAACTATGTCGACCCGGATTGGATGGGTTTGCCGGAAGGGGAAAAAGATGGATCAGAATGAACTTGATGAAATCGAATATAGTTACTGTGTTAACTGCAAGTATAGGAAGCCGAGAGCTTCCGGGGATTGCTCTATCTACCAAGCTATCTTCCTCGAGAGGAATGAGTTCGCTCTGAAAAGTGCTAGAAAAATTTTTAAAAATAATCAATGTTCGGGGTTCCAACCCAAGGATAGTTAGTGTATACTGTTTCCAGATCGAGATGAATAACGACTTTGAACATACAGCGATACAGAGATGCTTCAACTGCGATACCGAGGACTGCCCGTATGCGGGCATAGGTAATGGTACCTGCGATGACTGGTCCAGAACCGTCCTTGAAATCGAAGTGCCAGAAGAAATCTGTAACGCTGTTTCTTTTTATCTCGGTGGAAAAGTACTCGAAGAAGCGGAAAGGATACTGAATGGAACACAGGATTGACATTATCGCAATGCTCGATTTCATGGGAGGAGTTATGTTCAGGATCATGGATTTGCTCGTGATCCTCGCTAAGCGTGTCCCGGATCTCAGCGAATACGAGGCGGAGTTAGTGGACAAGAACGTTAGATTCGTACAAGAATTCCATGATCGTTACGACGTGATGAACATGATCGACGACTTTGAGGAAGCTTTCGGTAAGGAAGATTAATATGTGGCACACTAATCTCCAAACCCCGGATGAGCGTATTGTCAATTGGCATAAGCTCGGTGTAATCGTCATGGAATGCCTTGAGAAAGGCGCAACCCCACTTGAAACTGTAGAAGCTCTGAAAGAATGCGATAACGGCTATCTCATCAGATGCAAGGATTGCAACTGGCATGAGGATGGTTGGTGTAACTTCCAGGTTATGGATGTGCAAGAAGATGACTTCTGTTCTCACGGTTGCTAAAAAGGAACGAAGATAAATGAAAATCACAAAAAGTAACTATAATTTGTGAAAGGTGGTGGTGGAATGAGGCCGATGCATTGGAATGTTATCTATTACGATTTCAACGGACGGAAGATTACCGAGTTCGATATCTTCGACCATTGGCGTTTCAAAGAAGATATTGAGAAGGCATACAAGAAGCACAAGGACGATTTCGATGCCTTCGCCGAGAAGGTGCGTGGCCTGCTGTTCTACTACTTCGGTACCAAGTGCGAATACGAGGTGATAATCAGCGCATGGCCTCCGTCAGACCGCGTACCCGAGAGGAAGATAGACGCACGCGAACAAGTGCTCATGAACTGGGACGTGTTCATCGAATATGTGTGGACAAGATGCCATGAACGCAAAAGGAGGGGCGACCGATGACGATTGCGAACGGGGTTCTACTGCCCAAAGTGTGGCGCGAAGGTTGTGGAGAATAGTGGTTATGGAACAGATGATATTTGATTATCACGATCCTGGTATCAAAGCTATGTGGGAGGCCTCAGGCGATCAAAGGTGGTCTGGAGCCTACTATTATAACGAAGAGATAATCAAGTATTTTATCCCGACTGTTAAGACTGACAGGCATTGGATTCTCTACAACAACCCTGGTTGCGGTTGGCCACACTCTATTGTATTCATCCACAATAATCTCTATGTATGGGCCTACCAATGGCTCAAGGATCTACCGGACATCTTGTTGATCTGCGGTGTGCCGGCTACTCTGGAGTGGGCTAGCGAGATTACCGACTGTGCATACTTGCCTATCTCCGTAGATACTCAGTACGTAGAGCAGTTCAAGGTAGACAAGAAGACCAAGGATACTTGCTACTTCGGTAGGAAGAGCAAGCTCGAAGCTCTGGGTATCGATGTTGGAGATGTGGATTTTATATGTGGAATACCTAGAGAAGAAGCTTTACCTTTGTTAGCCCAGTACGAGAATTGCTACTGTGTAGGTAGGTCGGCTATCGAGGCTAAGATACTTGGAGTGAATGTATTGCCATATGACCCTCGATATCCCGACGTAGACCTGTGGCAAATCTACGATAGTAGGGATGCCGCAAAAGAACTGCAAAATATATTAGATGAATTCGAAGGAAGGTAATATGGCTGAACTTAACTTGGAAAGTGTTGAAGATCTTAATGGTCTGATCATCAATGTTGGAGATCGTGTATTCGAATTACATGAGATTTGCCTCGAAGAGAACTGGAAGCCTATTCCGGATTATGAAGGGCTTTACGAGATAAGCGATCTAGGTCGTATCAGAAGCTTGGTTTATAAGAAGCCTCGTATACTGAAGCAACATCCTAACGAAAAAGGTTACATGAAAGTCAAGCTGTCTAAGGATGGCCAGTCCAAGAATTATAAGGTAGCTAGGCTTGTCTTGTCTGCTTTCCGTCCGTTGACTTTATTGGAAAGGGAAATGAAGCCAGCCCTGCAAGTTGACCATATCAATGGCAATCGTAAGGATAATAGACTTGTTAACCTGGAATGGGTAACTCCAAGCGAGAATTTAAAGCGAGCTTACTATGATGGTCGTCTTGGTAATGTTTGCAAGAAACCTAAGCCAGTTATAGATATGGAAACAGGCATTATGTATAAGAGCTGTAGCGAAGCGGCGAGAGAGACTGGCGTGCATAAGACTACCGTTTCCGGACATTGCCTCGGTCTGTACAAACGCAAGCGATTTGCTTATGCAGAGGATATGAATAATGACTAACAGTAGACAGAAGGGAGCCCGTGGTGAAAGGGAGTTAGCTGGTATATTGAAGGCTTATGGGTATACAGCTAGGCGCGGCCAGCAGTATTGCGGAGCAAACGGAGATGCCGATGTAGTCGGATTACCCGGTATCCATATAGAAGTCAAGAGAGTTGAACGGCTGAACATAGACAACGCTGTTGACCAAGCTGTTTCAGATAGCAAGGAAGGTGAGCTGGCAGCTGTCTTTCACAGGAAGAACAAACGAGGTTGGAATGTGACCATGCCGTTCGAAGATTGGATTAAGTTATATGAAAGAAGGTACGATGAAAACGAAGAATCTTGAAGAGAGGCTTGATAAGCTTTTAGTAGGAACAGGAGTAGAGCTGGCTATGGAATACCTCGAGGACAAAGGGGAGTTTCCTGAGAGTGACGAATTCCTAGAAGAGTTCACCAATAGGATTGCAGCAAAGCTCATTCATGGCGAAGCTGAAATAAGCACTGCCCTCTGCACTTGTCCGCATTGCGGTAGCGAACATGTAGTTACCGTTGGATTCGGTACGCTCCGTGCATTCCGTGAACCCGGTCTGATCGAAGAAGAGAACTTGTATATCTTCCGTCCAGCTAGATACTTCATGTTCTGGGACAAAATAGAACATGAGCCTGTCATTCTCTGGTTCCAGAGAGACGACACGACATTGATCTGGGGCGAGGAAGCTTGGGATA